GGTTTCTCTTGCGATACGATTAGCAATCGAAGAAGAAGAAGCCAAACGCAAAGAAGGTCAGCGTGTAGAGGTTAAAGTATATGATACTTTGATTGATGGGCGAAAGCACATGAGGATAGATGCCAAGTGTGTAGATATAAACGAGGGTGAGTCAGAAGCTACCATCGTAGATGTAAATATAAAGGATAGTAATAAGGAGTGAGATATGGTTGATGTTTTTTACATGACAAATGAAAGCAAGACTTTGACTTGCAAGCTTTCATACTATGAAGGCAGTAATGGTGGCTCTAGTTGGTGGTATGTATATAGAGAGCCTGATGATGGACAAGGGTATTCTTTTGTTTCTATGTCACAGGCTATTGATTTTGTTTTAGAACTATTTAAAAAAATGGAGAGTAAGGATGAAAATATTTAATGTATATGTAGATGTAGTGGAAAGTTATACTGTTCCAATAAAAGCTAACTCTAAGGAAGAAGCCTTAGAGAAAGCAAAAAATGTAGAGCCTTCTGATTACAATGTTCCACACTATAGCGAAAATAAAGTTAGAGGTGTAGATAATGTGATTGAAGAAACTATTGATGCAAAGACAGGCATAACAACAGAAGTTATAAAGGATTGGGATACTGGGCAAGAAACTATAACGATATATAAACCGAATGTGTAAACGTAATATTAAATTACGTTGACATGATTTTATTAATACTTACAATACACATGGGAGAAATGATATGAGTAAGAAAAAAAATGAGAGAGACTTCTCAAAGGAAGTCAAAGAAATAGCTGATAAAATCAGCATTAACAAGGATGAGAACATTGAATTGTCTGATGAAGATGTGCAAGAATTCAATGACTTTGAGGAAATACATCACGTTTTAAATAACGTTATCAATGCCATTGGCTTAGAAGAAATAAGCAATAAGGACAGGATGCCTGTAGCTGTATGGCACGATGTAATGCATAGCATCATCATGCACATTATGATGAGGACTGATATAAATTACGTTACCGAATTGATGTCAGACATAGATGCAGAAAGACTTGGCTTCATAGATGATTGGAATAATCACAGGGTTGAGGTGGGTCAGATGTCAGCTATGAGTAAAGAATCTTTTGAAAAATTGTTAACTGTAACAGAAGATAACAACGAGACTATTCACTAACTGGAGAAAAATATGAGTGAAAAATTTGAAGTGTTGCACATACTAGATGTGCCTAATGAGGATGGTAACTCTCTTGATTACCAAGAGTATGATGAGCGCCCTAGTCTTAAACAGATGCAGTCATGGACTAAGTCAGGCATGATTGAACTGCTTACTATAAGGCATCAAGGTAAGGACTGTCATGCCATCATAGATGAGGAAGGGAAGTTTAATAATACAAACGAGAGAAATAAAATTGCCACTAACAAATGGTGGCATTGGCTAAAGAGTAATAACTATTCATGTGGTAACGATCACATCGTTGGCAAGTGTAGTGTGTTAATTAATTTTGAATTGGAGTAAGCGTATGCCTAATGATAATATTCCTGATGGGGAAATAACAATGACTGTTGAATTTAAAAACGATGGGGACATCCTGTTGACTGCAAGAGACAGTTTAAACGATGAGACTCTTGTGTTCCGCAAAGAACCTAACATGGCATTACATAACATGGTGATGGATATGTTACGTAAGATGGGAGTGCAACTGTTGGAGAGAAACAATGACTGAACACACAGATGTAGTAGAAGAACAAAGAAAACGTATGCGTTATGACGAATGGCGCAATGATGTAAAGTATTTACATGCCAATAGTGGAAAGATAGAAATAGCTTTCAACGATGGGCGAGTAAGGGTAGAGGATACCAAGACAGGCGAGATAAAGATGGTATATCCGGAAGGATATATGTCTAAGGATTGGATGTCCTCTGTATTAGATGGCTTTAAAAAAGCCTTAACAAAAATAAAAATAACTGGAGAATAATTATGGGAGCAGACCTATATATGAATAAAGCCTACGATAAAAGGATGGAAGAACATAGAGCATCCTTAGATGATTTAGGCAAACATCCTTCACATGAAGAACTTGAGCCTTTGTACGACAAGATATACAAACAAGGTGATGTGTACTTTCGTGATTCGTACAATTCAGGTAGTGTTATGTGGGCAATGGGCATGTCTTGGTGGGACGATGTCGTTCCTATGTTAGATGAGGATGGCAACTTGAGCCATGAAGATACACTAAAGTTAGTCAACAAGATTACAGATGCACCTCTAAATGTAAGCACAGACTTCTTAGAGAACATGCCTGATGAGTGGACAATAGATGATGCACAAAAATATCTTAGAGAAGAACAACAAAAGCTTGTTGGATTCTTAACTCGTGCAGTAGAAACTGATGACACAGTAGGTTGTTCGTTATGAATACAAAAAATAAAATCCTTTTGGCGTTCCCATACTCTATGAATACAAACAAAAAGCCTATGGCTTGGCGCATAAAGCCTAAGAAAGTTAACATGGACTTTACAACACCTGAACAACTAGCCCTAAAGAAAGAGCGTTTAAACAGTCTTAATAACTGGTTGCATCGTAGCCTTGAAACAGATTGTCTTTGGGGTATTGTTATTTCAAAGCAGATGTTTGATGCTTTAGATACAAAGTAATTTAACATAAGGGTTACATAATGTTATGATAACCCTATGTTTAATATTAGAGTGCGAGTAGGGTCGTTTGTTCATACGTTTCTCACCTACTCGTATTCGCTTAACTTAACTGGAATATACACATGAATAAAAAAGAAATTAAAGAACAGTTAGCAGACATATCCGAGTTGATGCTATACGTAGACAAGCCTTACAGAATAGAAGCATTACATGCATTACATTATGAGGTAGAGCCTGTAAACTTTTGGACTATGTTCCATCAACATTGGAACTCTGTTGAGAATCCATCTGACTTTACAGACATGCTTCATTCCATGTTTGAGTATGACGACTATGGTTTCAACTTCGACATGCTTCAGGATGAGTCTCGTTTAAACACACTAGAGCCTGAAGATAAAGCCTTCTACGACATTTTGCCTGATGAGTTCGCAGTATTCAGGGGGTGTCATAGTTTCAATGAGCAAGGGTTTTCTTGGACTACTGATAGGGAAGTAGCTGAAAGGTTTGCATTACGTATGGCTATAGACAAAGAGTATATACTCTTGCAAGGCATGGTGCGTAAGACAGATGTTATCTGTGCTTACGATAACAGGGAAGAAAAAGAAATCCTTGTGCTTCCTAAGAAGGTAATCATTGTGGGTAGAGAACGTGCGAATGACCCTGTTCTTAGGAGTGATGACTTCAAAGAATACAACGACTCATCTAACATATATCACATGGTGCAGACAGGTAGGTATAGGCAGTTGCAAAGCGAAGAAGAATTAAAACAGATGGCGGATGGTGGTTGGGTGTTTACTATAGCAGACAAGGGATTAGATTCTGTCAAGAAATTCGTTAATTTGTTTGATGAATTGTTATCGCTTATAGAAAAGCACAAACTAGAAAGCTTTTCTCCTACTTGGTTTTCATCTATGCATGACAGATACCTATCCGCAAAAGACATATTAGATGGTGACCCTAGAGGTGTGATAGAACAAGCACAAAAATTAATTAGGTTCAGAGAGTCTGAAAAGGTTGCTACTAATAAAGAATTAGATGACATCATCGACAACGCAATGCGACAAGCAGAGGAGAACGATGCCAAGACGAAATAAATCACCTTATTGGCTTGAACAAGCCATCGAATTACGCAAACGTGGCGATACACTTACACAAATATCTAACGTCATATTGCAACCAGTCTCTACGATACGCTATCAGCTATCGCTTAACCTTGAACGTAACGAGTATGATTCGTTGTGTCATTTACCTAACTCTATTGATGGTACGTTGCGTACTGAACAGATAAAAGAACTAAGAGAACAAGGTATGAATGGTAACTCTATTGCAAAAGAAGTAGGGGTATCAAGACAATACGTATATAAGTTATTCAGAATGTGGCAAGAACAAGAGGATGCTGTGCTAGATGATGAAGTAGAGAAGAACTCGTATGAATACGAGAGAACTTTGTTAATAGAAGATTATATTAAGGAGCAAAAACTATGATGTTTAGTAAATTTAAAAAGTGGTTTCACTATTGGATAATAGAGAAGCCTGTGTCTAAAGCAGAAGTCGTTGAGGAATCATCTGATAAACAAGTAAAGGAAATCTTAGAAAAAAGTAAGAAAACCGCTACAAAAATTAGGAATGAAGTTTCTAAAACGCAGACTAAAGCTAAAGCTAAGTCGCCATCTGAACCTGTGCGTAAGCGCACAATCAAGGGTAGGTATGTAGCTGACGACCTGTCTACACCTGATGTAAACGAAGCATGGGTGGGTGGTAAAGCACCAACTAAAAAATCTAAAACTAAAGTTATTAGAAAGAAAGCTAAATCGTAGGGTAGCCAAAGGCTTTAGAGTATCTTCCACTTACAGGGTCATACTCTAAGTCCACGCTTCCCAAGCTTCCTGACTGTTTAAACCTCATCTTCTTGGTGTGTATCCTCACGTCCCTACTTCCCTGTGAGAAGTCTCTTTCAACTATCAGTATCACATCAGCTTTGTTAGCAAAGTTTGCACTACCGGCTATGTCATAAGGCTCTACTAAAGGGAACTCACCATCAGCAGACCTTCTCATCTTAGCCGGATGCGCTACGAAAAACACATGCACACCATAAGTCTGCGAGAAACGCTTTATCTTGCTCATCATCTGACTAACGTACTCTGTCTCTGTCATGCCTGATGGACGTTGATGATCGAACTCATTATATGGGTCAAGGATAATTGCATTAACCCCATACCTAAGAACAGAACTAATAGAAGCTTCAAGACACCAATCAATCGTAGGTGATTCATCCTCTGACCTGATGAAAAAGAAATGTTGTGCCAACCAATCGTAAGCATCTAGTAATTCTTCTTCGTCCATCTTCGGAGTCAACCCATCCCTTGTAGGTTTACCTACTTTCTTTTCTGCAAGCTTGTTTAAATGCTCTGATACAGGGTTCTCAAAGCTACATATTGCCCACTTGTAATCATGCATACGTGCCATGTTTATAGCTATGGCATCTATGAACTCTGACTTACCACAGTTAGGAACTCCGCTACATATAGTTACCTCTGATGGACGCACTAAAAAGATTTCATCTAATCCTTCTATGCCTGTAGACAATCCCTTACGCAACCCCCCCCTAAAAAGTTGCAAACCTTCTTCCATAAATCCATTCGCAGTATATAAAGACTTTATAGGATAAGGCTCGGCAGTAAAGAAGCTTTGTTTTAAATCTTTCCTGTCAAGTTTACACAGTATTTCATTGGCATCCTTGCACCCATCAGGATAGGCTATGATGAAACATCTTTCTCTGCCAATCCTTCTAGCTAATTCTTCTCTGCATTGTATGCCGGCATCGTCATTGTCTAATGCAAGATAAATTCTTTTGTACTTACTAAAGTCAAACGTGCTTAACCAATCCATCTTCCTATCGCTTGCTCCATCAGGTATTGATATAACATTTTCTGTTATAAGCTTCCAAGTAATCATGTCCATTTCGCCCTCGCATATGAGGATCGTGTCTGTCTCATCGTTTAAACAGTCTATCCCGTAGGGAACACGCTCACAGTCAGGCAGTTGTGCGTAGTGTTTATCGGGTGTACGAAACTTTATGTTTACTGGCACTCCTTCTTCATTCTTATATACAAAAGCTATGCAGTCTTGACGTTTGTTATTAACAAAGTGAGAGACTATCCCCACTCCAAACTTATCTGCAAATTCTGTTGTTATCCCACGCTCATTAAAAAACTTCTCTGCCCACGTACCTTTTATGCTCTTGGTATTAGGTATGATTGCCGGCTTCTTGGGCGCAACCTTTCTTATTTGGGGTGGTCTCTTTAGTGATTCCTTCCACGCATTACCTTCCCATAAGCAATGGTGGCATCGCCATCTTGCTCCTTCATCATTAATATTTATTGATAGGCAAAGGTCTCGTTTGTTTTTTCTTTGATGGGAACATTCAGGACATGTAGTTTTTTGTTGCCCTATATCATAGTGTCTTAGGAATATTTGTTTGTCATTCAGTTGTTGATCTATTGTTTTAGTTAAAGGTATATCGCTCATGGCATCCTCTTAAATATATGTTTCCCATCCTCACCAATCCTACGTCCCTGTTCATCTTTTTTATTCTTGTCTTTGAATCTTGCATCCACATTGACAAGGTAATTTACAGTAGACATAAACCATTTCTTACGTGCAGAATCGTCAGCTTCTTCTGAAAGCCACACGTCCCTTGACATAAGGACTGCATCTAAGTTGGGTATATTCTTGAAGTTTTTGAGCCACTTGTCATAGTCTTTTTGTTTAAGCCTTATGACAACACCTTCAAAGGCATATTCATCATCCATTTTTTTCTCCAGTTTTTATATATTTAAGACCCTTAATCCATGCTATTCTTTGAGGATTGAGTTATGGCATAGGTCAAACATCCTACGTTTTCACATAGGATAGACACCATACCATGCTAATCTTCTCGGACTTCGCCATTGGCATCAAACTATCGCACATGATGTTTGATTCGTGTGCTACTTACTTAAATCATAGTGCTTTAAGGCATACTGCGTTCACACTTTCGGTCTCGCATTAGGCTATGTATGCATCCCATAGTAACCTATTAATGACAAACCCTATGGTCTTACCCCACGACTTGTCTATTCTCTAGGATAGTATAGAATGATATGTGAGTGCAAGTTTTTTTTAAAAACTTTCATTCTGTTGAGCAATCCATGTTCAATACTCCAGTTAAAAGGGGGGGTATCATTCCCAAGAAGAACGCAACCCCCCTTTTTCTTGCCATGTATTAACATCCTTAATATATTATTTGACAATAGATTACAACTTCTATAAAGTTATATGTGAGAGTGTAATGAAGTATAGTAATGATCTAAATCTACCGGAAGTATTTGCGAAGGCAGTAATGCGTGATACATATACACGTGGCAAGGCAGATGTATCTGCAACTGGACTACTCAAACCCCCTAGACAAGCGCACCTAGCACAACAACATGACGATGAACTCGTTGTAGATGTGTCCAAGCAAGTGTGGTCTCTGTTTGGAAGGGCGGTACATCATATTTTAGAATTGGGTACGCTAGAGGGTTATATCTTGGAGCAAAGATATTTTGCGGAGTCATGCGGTTGGACTGTGTCAGGTCAAATAGACGTACAAAGATTAGACCCTCAAGGCATAACAATTATGGATTGGAAAACTCGTAAGGCTTATGCGGTGATGAATGGTCGTGCTAGTGATGTAGAGCAACTAAACATTTATGCTTGGCTTGCTCGCAAGAATGGTAGGGATGTATCCCAACTACAGATTGTTAATATCATTAGAGACCACTCATCATTTGAAGCTGATAGAAACCCTGATTATCCACAACACGAAGTTACTGTGACTGACATAGACCTTTGGACTTTTGCAGAACAGGAAGAATTTGTGCGTGATAAAGTGGAATCACATCAGCTTGCCACTCTTACTTTGCCGGATTGTACTGACGAAGAAAGGTGGAAGAAACCGGACAAGTGGGCGGTGTTGAAAGAGGGTGGCAAGAGAGCGTTTAAACTTTTTGACACACAAGAAGATGCTGAAACATTTGTAGATAATAACGAGGATTATATTATCGATCATCGTAAGGGCGAAGCAATGCGTTGTGCGAAGTTCTGTGATGTATCCTCATACTGTGACCAATATCAAGGAGAATTGAATGGATAATATAGATAGTTCTACTGGAGAAATCTTTAAGCAACACCCCCTTATGCGGACTAGCGCTCAATTAAATGAGTTAGGTAAAGCATTAGCGGTGGCGCAATCAGAGTTCCCCATACTTCCCAAAACAAAAACAGTTAAAGTGCAAACACATGATGGCAAAGGTTATACCTATAGCTATGCTGACCTTGCTCTTATACTGGAAACCATATTGCCTATCACATCTAAGAATGGATTGTCTGTAATACAGATACCCATAATAAGTGATAGAGGATATACACTTGTAACAAGATTACTACATGAGAGTGGCGAGTGGATAGAAAGCGAATTGCCTTTGAAGCAACAGCGTGATGGCGCTCAAGCTATGGGTAGTGCGCTCACATATATGCGTAGGTATTCTTTGAGTGCTATGCTTTGCTTGGCAACAGACGAAGATGATGATGGGCAGATAGCTGATACTGACCACGTGGGAGCGAAACCACAAGTGCAGAAAGGCGGTGCAGTTAAAGAACCTGACGACAAAAAAGAATTGCATAAGTTTATAGACGACTTGCTTGAAGAAGCAAGGGGTAAAGATACTGTTCTTGAGGTTGAAAAGCTATGGCTTGAGGGTGCTGAAAAGACATCAGCACTTCAAAGACTGGACAAGAAAAAGTTTGATGATGCAGTAGAAGAATTAAAAAGCATCAGAGAAGTAATAAATCAAGACGAGAATGGTGAGAAATAAATGGTGAGTAGCTAGGAATGAGCCTTTATAAAATCCTGACGTGTGAGTATTCGGTTAAACGAGTAAGAGGACACTAAGTAGGTTGAGGATAAAAGTAAATGAGTGCTAAACCATCATGCACTAGCTACTTACTTTTAAATATTGTTTAATTAATGGAGAAAAAAAATGGAAAACGAATATCCTGATAGCGTTAGAAT